TTTCAATAGTAGTAGTAATACGGTGACTGATTGTACTTTCAGTAATAATGCTTCAACTGATGGTGGTGGAGTTTACAATAATGGTAGTAATATGGTGACTGATTGTACTTTCACAAGTAATAATGCTTCAAATTATGGTGGTGGAGTTTTCAATAGTAGTAGTAATACGGTGACTGATTGTACTTTCAGTAATAATGCTTCAACTGATGGTGGTGGAGTTTTCAATAGTAGTAGTAATACGGTGACTGATTGTACTTTCAGTAATAATGCTTCAACTGATGGTGGTGGAGTTTACAATAATGGTAGTAGTAATACGGTGACTGATTGTACTTTCAGTAATAATGCTTCAACTGATGGTGGTGGAGTTTTCAATAGTAGTAGTAATACGGTGACTGATTGTACTTTCACAAGTAATAATGCTTCAAATAATGGTGGTGGAGTTTACAATAATGGTAGTAGTAATACGGTGACTGATTGTACTTTCACAAGTAATAATGCTTCAAATAATGGTGGTGGGGCTATTTATAACAGTTTCTCAAATATTGTGACTGATTGTACTTTCAGTAATAATGCTTCAAGTTCTGGTGGGGCTATTCTGAACAATTCCTCAAATACTGTGACTGATTGTACTTTCACAAGTAATAATGCTTCAAGTTCTGGTGGTGGAGTTTTCAATAAGGATAGTAATAATAATATTAGTTACTCCTCATTTAAAAATAATACCCCACAAAACATTTATGTAAACGGTTCATATTCAGGAACAATCACTTATTGTTACTGGAATACAAGTAGTCCATCAAGTAGTACTTATGGAACACTACAAAGTTACACAGTAAGTAATAATATAACTGATAGTAAAAATATTACGGGAACAATCAACATTAGTACTACAAGTACTACAAATACTGAAAAAATAGAAATAAATGGACAATTCCTTGACATATGGAAACAACCAATAAACAATCTTGAAATAAAACTATACGACAGTAACAATACCTTACTCGGAACAACTACTACAAATACTAATGGAAAAGCTTACTTCACACAACAACCAACAGCAAATACCACTTACAAATTAATAAGTACTGCAACCACAAATTATAATACAATAACAACCAGCACAGTAACTGTAAGTATAACAACTGGTAAAACACCAGTAAGATTAAAAATAAGTACAGATAAAACCAGTTTAACCACAGATACAGCCATAATAACTGGAACAATAACCACTAACACCAATACTGTGATAAGTAGTGCAAGTATAATCCTAAAAGAAAACAATAAAGAATTAACAACCCTCACAAGTGACACAACTGGAACAATAACCTACACTTACACACCAACACTTACAGGGGAAAATAGTTTACAATTATATTATGCAGGGGGTAGTACTTATACAAGTAAAGTATCCAGTACCATTACAATCACAAAAACATAAAATTCATAACTTTTTTATTATTTTTTTAAATTGGATTATATACATTTTTAACTATATGTACTTTTAAAATAATAAAAAAAATAATATTGAAAAAATAAAGGGGGGTTAATTCATGCACAAAACACAAGAAAAATATCGTTACCAACAAGTTTACGCTAATCAATGCGTAAATTGTAAACTTGAACAAGCACATGAATGCACCTTAGCATTATACAAAAATGAAAAGAATAATTATGAATGTTTAAATTTTAAGGAGGAATAAAATTATGAGTACTGATTTAAGTAAAAGCACAAGTAGAATAACATTAAAAAAATTTAAAGAAATCAAGGCAAGAGTAGACAAATACCTAAGTGATGGTGGAAAAGTTACCAGTACCACTCGTGTTTGTCCTGATCACCCAGACCCATCAACATATATACTCTATTCACAGTATCAAAATATGTTAGCAAGATATAATGCTTTCATAAAAAAGAATAGTCGTGAACCTAAAACATTACAAATATATGTAGAAGCAACAGACCTAACTAATACTGGTGCAAAAATACCATTAGCAACCTTTTTAGATATGAAAGCACGTGTAGATAGTTTTATAGCAGATGGAGGCAAACCTGAATATAATCGTCGAATTTATTTAGATTTTACTACCCAGATGGATTATGTTACTTATTCCACTTATCTTGCAATGTTGAAGAAGTATAGTGATTTTGTTGCTAAGAATAGTAGACAACCTAATTACATAACAACCACCAAATCAGGTTCTTCAACCCCCACTATAACAACTAAGGATTGTTATAAGAGTCCAAGATGGTATAGTGGTACTGAATTAAAACAAGATACAAATTATTATTGTGGGTGCAATCTTTCACAACAAATACTCCGTGAAATCACAGGAAACTATTACTCTGAAAGTTACCTAGCTAAACAATTAGGCACTACCAAATCAGGAACAGGACCAAATGAAATCACAAGTGTAATAAAGAAAATATTAACCCAAAATGGATATACAGTAAAAACTTGTAAATGGGTATACCTAAGCGATTATACATGGGATAGTATTGGGAAAATGATAGCAGACCCTAAAACTGGTGTAGGATTACATTCAGTCTACAAACTACGATGGGGGCATTACGAATACCCAATCAAACTATGTAAATCATCTGAAACAATTACAATAGCACAAGGACTATCTGGAGGGTACATTCAACTTAGAAGTTTTAAAACAATGAAATCATATGCAAACGCTGCTTCTTATCCATCTCTTTTAATTGTTGAGGTAGCATAGAGTTTATTAAGAAATCCTTAATAAACCTTAATTAATGATCATACTTTTTTTCGAATGAAATAGAAATTCTTAAATACTCTAATTATTAAAACCAAAATTAATTAATAAAAAAATAAGGGGAGTATTTATGAAAAATAATCAATTACTAATACTTTGTGTTGCTGTAATAATAGGTTGTTGTGTAATAGCTGGTGCAATCTACTTTTCATCAACTATTACTACTATACCTGCTAATAATACATCTGTTAATAATACAACAATAAATAATACAACTACTGCTGGTAATGTTTCATCTCAAGATTCTAATAGTAATAGTAATAGTAATAGTAATGTAGAACAAAGTGATAGTGAAGGTTATCGTGATAAAAATGGGGTGTATCATGATACTGGGGAAGTAAATCAAGGAACATATAAAGAAGAAAATGGTCAATCCTATTACTATGATCAAAACAGTCATAGTTATATAGATTCAAATCAATACTTATCTGAATATGGTAGTGAGGGTACTGGTGCATAAAAAAAGTAAAAAAAGTTTAAATTTTAATTTTTTAAAAAGTTATTAAAGGTAATATTACCTTTAGTTGTTATGTTTTTAATTAAATCTCCACTTGTTGTAGGTATTAATGTAATATAACCTAAGAAATTATAATAACTTAAACAAGCTATAATAATATTTAATGAAATATTATTTAAATTATTTTTAATATCTTTAGCAGTATCAGGTGCATCATTAATTAAAGATTTAACAATCTGTTTTTCTATATTCTCAAAATCTACAGTATTATTTAAATAATTATATAATGTTAATAGATTTAATTTTAAACTTTTTGGAATTTTAGAATCAGTTGTAATATCTAATTGGATATCATTAGTATCTTCTAATTCATGTAAACAAACAAGTATTAAATCTTCAGAGTAATCTTGATCTTTAATTAAATTTTCAAGTGTATTATAATTTATTGATGTACAATTTTCATTTTCTATAAAATATTTACAAATAGAATTTTTAATAATTGTTGTTTGTTCTGTTAAGTCCATTTTTTTCACTTTTTCACCTCCTTTATATATTTAATATGTTTTATGTATGTGATAATTTTTTCTAAATTTTTGTTTAAGTTTATTTTTTTTATACTTTTAACCAAAAAGTTTATATATTAGTTATAGCATATACTATAGTATACAATACACATATAGGAGATAAATTAAAATGAAAATAGAAAAAATAATTAAAGAAGCAGGACTTGAACAATTCAACTGGACAAAAGTAGTTATAGGATTGGATAAATCTAAAAATGGGGGATACTCCATTTTAGGAAATTTCACAAAAGACACAGCCCTACAAGATGGATTATATTTATCTGTCGACAAAGGTAGCTACGATTATTATGTACTATATAAAATTACAGGTGAAAAACTAAACATTATTAAAATATATGAAAATGACAAAAAGTCATGGGCTAAACAGTTCTGGTCTTATATAGAAGAAAACTTAGATTTAAGCATGGGAGAAACATTATTTAATGAGATTGTAGAAAAAACAAGTGATGTTGAGGATTTAAAAGAGTTAGTTAAAAGATTAAATTATAAAATTGAAGAAAAAGAAAACAAGTTTAATGAAAATTTTGATTTAAACTATTATTTCAATGTTGAAGATTTAACTAGTATTGATCTTGATGGGATTGAAGAAGAACATGAAGATGAATTTAAACAAATAGAAAAATTAGCTGGTGAAAGAAAAGAAATAGAAACACACAAAGCACTACTCGTATATGGTTACATGAAAAAATATAGCTTTATGAAAATACAAGAAAAATATGAAATTGACTTCCGAGAATGTGATTCTGATGACTTCAAAAGATCATTAGGAAATCCTTCAGAATGGAAATATTATCGAATTGGAGAGTATGGGGCAGCTTTCCAACAAGATGATGAAAATAAAAAACTTAAAATTATATATCCATTTATTTAAATTAAATTTTTTTAGGAGAAATGATAAAAAATGCATGATAAAGTAACAGATTTAAAAAAAGTTAATGAAAATACTTACAGTTCTGTAATACTAAATTTAGCATTACGAGAATATGGAGAATTTGCAGCAGATAAAATAATAGATTTAGAAAATCATAATATTAAAATTATTCAGGAAGGTGAAGGATTAAATTCATCTTTTAAAATAATTGGAGATAAAAAAGAGATACAATCTGCATTAAACTATGAATTATTAAAAGATGCAGTTTTATTAACTTTTTGTCCTAGAGATCATGAAGAATTATTATATACTGATAAATCTTTATATGGG